TCGCAGAAGGCCTTTCGCAGGTCCGCGAAGGGCATGCCGGCCGGCTGCAGGCACTCAAGAAGGGTGCGCGCCCGCTCGCCCTTCATCGCCTTTGCGGTGGCGAGGATGTTCTCGGCGTTGTTGTTGTAGGTGGCGACCAGGGTGGTGATGGGGTCGCCGTCCTCGTCGGTGCCGAGGGTGACCTTCTCGGTCAGGAAGGGCAGGTTGGCGAACTTCTCCCCGTCCTTCATCTTCACGCACTCGACGATCGCGACCGGCGCGTCCTCGACTTCCCGGCGCACTGCCCAGGCCCAGTCGACGTTCGCCAGCAGCGCGCTCGACCCGCGCGGGCGCTCGGTGGTCGAGTGGCCCGTATGGGCGACCACCGCGACCGCTGCCCCGGTGGGTTGGGCGAGGTGCTCCAGGCAGGCCCGCAGGTAGGCCGCGACCTCGGTGGCGGCGTTCTCGTCGCCCGTGAAGGTCTGCGACAACGTGTCGATGACGATCAGGACCGGCTTGAGGCCCATCTCGGCAATGGCCTCGGCGAGCTTGGGCGCGTCCCGGATGATGTCCAGGGGGAGGATGACGACCCGGATGCGGCAGGCTCGCCAATCCAGGCCACGCTTCAGGTGCCAGCCCTGGATGCGCCTGATCAGGCCGGCGCCGCCCTCGGCGGCGACGTAGACCGTTTCCCCCTGGGTAGTTCTCTTGCCGCACCAATCCCGGCCGTGGACGATGTCCAGGCAGGCGTCGATCGCGACGAAGCTCTTGAACGTGCCGGAGGCGCCAAAGACCAGCCCGACTGAGTTCGCCGGCATGACCCCCTTGACGACCCAGCGGGTGGCCGCGGCCCTGGCGGCGAGCTGCTCGACGTCCAGCAGGATCGACTCGGCCGCGCTCGGACCCGCAGGCAGCGGGGCGATCGGCACCAGACCGGCCACCGACGGCACCGTTCCCGGGTTGACCCACCCGGAAGCCTGCGCGGCCGCGAAGATCGAGTTCATGGTGCGGCCTTCCAGGCCGCGGTGCTTGAGGGACTTCCATGTCCTGAGCTGGTCGGCGGGGTCGTACTTGGCCGACGTCTGGGACCACCTGCACCAGAGGTCGTAGCCCTGGGCGTTGGGCATCTCGGAGTGGATCGCCATGCCGACCATCAGCCAGGACTCGCGCGTCTCGGCCTCGACATGCTGCAGGGCCGCGGTGACGTCATCCAGGCGGGCCTGGAGGATTGGCGAGACGGGCGCCGCCGGCCCGGCCAGGGGTGCGACCTCCATGCGCTGTCGCGCGATGTCGCGCAGCCAGCCCGGCATCGGAGGCGGAAGGGCGCCGTCGAGTGGGTCTGAGCTGGCCTCCCAGCAGTACATCTTGCCGGTGAGCGGGTGGATCGAGGGCTCGACGACGAGGATGCCCTCGCACTTGACGTCGATGCCCGGGCCGAGCGTGCCGGGCAGTTGGAGGTCGCCCTCGTTGAGGAAGAATAGGTGGTTTCCGCCGCCCCCTGTGATCGCGGTGACGTCCGACTCGATCGGCACCCCGTGCCGCTGGGCGAGCTGCTCCAGGGTGAACTGCCCGCCGTTGCGAGGGTCGACGTCCAGGCCGACGAGGCCGGACTGACGCATCGCGATCCCGATCCCGCACTCCGGGTGCTTGAGCCACCACTCCCGGGCCTGCTCGGGGTTGTTGGTCGCGTTCTTGTGCCCGTGAGGGCACAGGCGCGGGTCGGGTTGCTTGGTCCCCGGCGCGACCGGGACCACCCACCAGCCCAGGCGGATGTAGGACAGCGCGCAGCGCAGGACGGTGCGCTCGCCGGTCAAGTGGACGACCTTGCGGTCGTCGCCGTCGTTGTCGTCGGGCATCATCTGCGCCTCGTCGAGGGTGGTGGGTGGTGGAGTCCGGTGGAGTCCGGTGGCGGCGGATTGCGTCCGGCGATGCGCGAGATCAGACTCGCCCTATGCACCTCGCGAGCCGCCCACGCGGCCAGTACGTCTGCAACGACATCGATGCGCGAGCTTCCCTCGGAGATCGCCACTGCGTCGATGACGTCGACCAAGTCGCGCGGCAGGTCGCCGCGCAGCTCGACCATCTGAGCGGCCCGGGGCCTCACTTGCGCGCCCTGAGGCGCCCTCTGTGCGCCTTGATGTACTCGACGACGGCACGCTTGTGTTCCGGCGTCGGGGTGCGGTGGCCTGACGCCCACCGTGAGACCGTGGCCTGGGTCACTCCCAGGGCTTGCGCCATTCGGCGCGCTGCTCCGCGCTCGGCGCGGGAAAGGTAGGAGGTGAGGACATGCATGCCGCGATGTTACCCGACAGGTGCGAGTCGATGTCAAGCGGATTCTTCCCGCGGGGCGTCGACCCTCCCGGTCACCCGCCCAGCGTATCGGGCATGAGAACCATCCAGGCAATACGGCTGCACAATCTGCGACTCCTCGTCGCGCAATGCGAGCGCGAGATCGGCAAGACTTGGGGAGCGAGGGCGGAATTCGCCAGACGTACCGGGGTGCCGCCGGGTCTGCTATCACAGATACTGAGCGGCAAGGCGCACCGCAAAGAAGAGCAGCCCCGGCGCATCGGGGACGATCTGACAAGGGCGATCGAATTGGGCATGCTCAAGCCAGAGGGCTGGATGGACAGGGACCACTCAGCAGCAGACACTGCCGACATGGCAGACCACCTCGACAACATGACGCTGCTAACGCGCGAACAGCGCGACGCGATCCTGCTCATGGCGCGCCAGATGGCACTCGCCAACGAGAGCGCGCACCTCGTCTGCGCGTCACCCAGGTCGCCAGCCACCGTCTCCAACTTCCCGGCTCCAGCACTTCACAAGCTCAAGAACTGAGCCACCGCAGCAAGGCGCACGACAGGTGCGCCACAGTGCTGAACAGAAAATTTCCCAGGGGGTATTGACGACCAGTTGCCCGCCGGGTAAGAATCGCCGCCATGACGCAGCCCGAGGCTGCAAGCGAGGCGACGATGAGACAACGTACACCAACGGACATCAACAGGGATCTGCACTACGCAACGTCCCTTTACCGCTACGAGGCGGACCACCGTCGGTGCGACCGCATCGTCCTCGCGATCCTCATCGCAGCCCTCGCGGCGATCGTCGCCGGGCTCCTGTCCTGATCACCACGCAGCAGTCGCCCCTGCTGCTGGGCGACATCACTAGGAGGCCCATCATGGGTGCAGCGGTGTTGAAAGCGGTCGCCACGCGCGACCTGACGCTCGACCAGCTCGTCGAGTCGTGGATCTCGGCCAAGGCCGACGAGGAACGCGCCAACAGCAGGCGCGTCGAGATCGAGGAGCAGATCCTCGCCCTCTGCCCGGCCAAACCCGAGGGCAGCTCCAGCACCAAGCTGGCGAACGGCCTGACCCTGGTCACCACGGGCCGCATGAGCTACTCCTGCGAGGATCCGCCCGCCCTGGCCGCGGCCTGCCGCGCGATGGGTTGGGGCGCGACGATGGTGCCGGTCAAGACCCAGACCGTGCTCGACCCCACCGGCTGCAAGTGGCTGCGCCTCAACGAGCCCGACGCCTGGGCGGCGATCTCGCCGATGGTGACGATGAAGCCGGCCAAGACGACCGTCGCGGTGAAGGTCTGATCATGGCAGTCAAGCTCACCAGCACGGCCGCGAGCGCGGCCGATCGGGGCATCAAGGTCTTGGTGCATGGACCCGCCGGCGCAGGCAAGACCACCCTCTGCGGCACGACCGGCGGCAAGCCGATCATCATCTCGGCCGAGGCGGGCCTGCTCTCCCTTCGGCACCTCGACATCCCGGTGATCGAGGTCGCCTCGATCGAGGACGTCGGCGAGGCCTATGCGTACCTCGCGAGCGGGGAAGGCTCGCAGTACGACTGGGTCTGCCTGGACTCGATCAGCGAGATCGCCGAGGTCTGCCTCGCCGCGGAGAAGGCTGCGACGCGCGACCCGAGACAGGCCTACGGCGCCCTGTCCGACAGGATGTTCGCGCTGATCCGCGCCTTCAGAGACCTGCCCGGCAGGAACGTCCTGATGTCCTGCAAGCAGGCCCGCGAGACCGACTCAGCCGGCAACACCTGCTACGTCCCGGCCATGCCGGGCCAGAAGTTGGGCCAGGGGATCGGCTACTTCTTCGACTTCGTCTTCGCGCTGCGCGTCGAGAAGGACGGCGAGGGCAAGCCGACCCGCTGGCTGCAGACCAACCGCGACCTGACGCATGAGGCCAAGGATCGCTCGGGTTGCCTTGAGCTGTTCGAACCCGCGGACATCGCCGCCATCGCGGCGAAGGTGTTCGCCGAGGGTCACCAATAACAGGAGGGGTGAGCGGTCGCGTCGCGTTGGGCGGGGTCTAGCCTTTCTTCCTCGTCACCTTCTTCACCCGCCGCGCAATGGGCGGGCTAACAACCCAACGGTGCGTTTCCTCACCCCTCCACCTTTCACGTTAGCACCGCCGCCGGTCGGATACCGGCAACCACTCAGGAGAGCCAATCATGGCAGTGTTCAAGTTCGACGCAAACACCGTGACCCCCGACGCTGGCACGCCCGCGCCAGTACCCGCTGGGTTGTACTTCGCCAAGATCATCGAGAGCAGTGTCGACCCGCTCAAGTCCGGCAACGGCGAAGGTCTGAAGCTGGTCTGGCAGATCGTGGACGGCCCGCACAAGGGTCGCCGGGTGTTCGATCATCTGTCGGTCAGGCATACGAACCCCAAGACCGAGTCGATCGCCCAGGGGCGCCTGTCGGCGATCTGCCATGCGGTGGGCCGGCCGGTGATCAACAACACGCTCGACCTGCACGACATCGTCGCGCGCATCAAGGTCAGCGTCACGATCGACCCGACGGGCCAGTATGAGCCCAAGAACGAGGTCAAGGGCATCGAGCCGGCCGGCGCCCAGGCGCCCCAGGCGCCACAGGCCCCGATGTTCGCCACCGGCCCGGCCGCAGCCGCGCCGGCCGCAGCCGCGCCGGCCGCGCGCTCGACGCCCCCGTGGCAGAAGAGGGCGGCGTGATCATGGCGGCACTCCCAGACCGCGACTCGACCAGCACGGTGACTGCCGTCATGGCCGAGTGGGAGCGCCGCCAGGACGACGCACCGAGGGCGCACCTCGGCGCGTCGATCCTCGGGCACTCCTGCCAGAGACACCTCTGGTATTCCTTCCGCTGGGCACTCACCCGGCGCCACGATGGGCGCTTGCTGCGCCTGTTCCAGGCCGGGCACGACTTCGAGTCGCGCATCGTCAGCGAGCTACGCTCGGCCGGCATCGAGGTCATCGATGTCGACGAGGAGACCGGCAAGCAGCACCGGGTCAGCTTCGCCTGGGGGCACGGCGGCGGCTCGCTCGACGCGGCCGGCACCGGCTTCCCCGAGGCGCCCAAGCAGTGGGCAGTCGTCGAGTTCAAGACCCACAACGACAAGAGCTTCGACGCCCTCTGTCGGGACCGGGTCGCGAAGGCGAAGCCCCAGCACTATGCGCAGATGCAGGTCTACATGGGCCAGACCGGGATGGAGCATGCGATGTACATCGCCGAGAACAAGAACACCTCGGCCCTGTACGTCGAGCGGGTCGCGTTCGACCCCGATGCGCACGCTCGCCTGATCAAGCGCGCGGAGGACATCGTCAGTGAGCCCGAGCCGCCGCCCAGGCTCAATGAGGATCCGGCATGGTGGGAGTGCAAGCAGTGCGACTACCGGCTGATCTGCCACAGTGTTGAGGTGCCGGAGGTCAACTGCCGCACCTGCGCGCACTCGACGGCCCGCACCGACATCGAGGGTGGGGTCTGGACATGCGAGCTGGAGAAGGTCGACCTCGACTACGAGTCGCAGCGCACTGGCTGCGTCGGGCACCGCTACATCCCGATCCTGCTGGAGCGAGTCGCTGACGTCGTGGGTTATGAGAAGGACGAGCACGGCAACACCTCGGTGACCTACCGGCTGCACAACAACGCCGGCACGTTCATCAACGGCGGCCATGTGTGTGAGTTCCTTTCGCGCGAAATCAAGGCCTCAAGCGACGCCTCTGCCCTGGCCGATCCGGTGGTGCAGGAGGTCAAGCGGTCCTTCTCGACTGCGGAGGTGGTGGGATGAACATCATTCCTGCAGGCCCCGGGTGGGAAGTCGTCGTTGTATTGGTTGGGGCGTCGTCGATGGAGGTGAGGATCACCCCAGTGGTGGCGTGGCAAATTCCTGACGACTCCGCTACCTGCTACCCCATCACCCCCTTCTCCGGGGACCGCGAGCTTTCAGACGGTAGCTGGCTCAGGTTCCCCTCGGGCCACCTGCGCTCACTCGACAAACAGCAGTCGACCCCGTCGACCTACCCGTCCCTGAGTGATCTGATCAAGGCGCTCGGGGTAGGAGCGCGCGGATGAAGCTGCGCGACTATCAGGTCCGCGTCCTTGGCGAGCTGACCGAGTGGTTCAACCGCAACGACGACGGGGGCGACCCCATCGTCGAGGCCTGCGTCGGCGCCGGCAAGTCGGTGATGATCGCCGAGTGGTGCCGGGCCGCACTCACCGACTATCCCGGCACGCGCATCCTGATGGTCGTGCATGTCAAAGAGTTGTGCCAGCAAAACCTCGACAAGCTGCTGACGATCTGGCCCGACGCGCCTGCCGGCGTTCACTCTGCGTCGATTGGCCGCAAGGATCTCGGTGAGGACATCATGTACGCGACCATCGGCAGCGTGTACCGCAAGGCGCACCTGCTTGGCCGCGTCGACATGGTGTTAGTCGATGAGTGCCACCTGATCGGCCCGAATGACGCGACGATGTACCGGCAGCTCATCGACGAGCTGCGAACCTACAACCCGTTCATGCGGGTCATCGGCTGGACCGGCACCGCATTCCGCGGCGACGGTTTGTGGCTGACCCATCACGGTCTGTTCCGGGGCGTCGCCGCCAGGGTCGGCATGCGCGAGCTGCTCGACCAGGGATACCTCTCACCGCTGACGATCGAGGAGACCGGCGACGATGGGCGCATCGACGCGAGCGGCGTCAAGATGTCCGGCGGCGACTATGTCGTCTCGTCCCTGGCCGCTGCAGCGGACAAAGAGGCCCTGGTCGAGGCCGCGTGCGATGAGATCGTGCGCCGCGCCGCTGCGCGCAAGCGGTGGCTGGTCTACGGATGCACGATCGCGCACGCCGAGCACATTCGCGACGCACTGGAGCGGCGCGGGATCGACGTCGGCATGGTCACCGGCAAGACCCCCAAGGGTGAGCGCGAGGATACGATCGACGACTTCCGCGCCGGGCGCCTGCGCGCCCTGGTCAACGTGGCGGTGCTGACGACCGGCTTCGACGCGCCGGAGGTGGACTGCATCGCGATGCTGCGGCCGACCAAGTCGCCCGTCCTGTACGTCCAGATCGCCGGCCGCGGCATGCGGATCGCGCCCGGCAAGACCGACTGCCTCTGGCTGGACTTCACCTCGACCACGCTCGACCTGGGGCCGGTCGACCTGATCAAGGGCGCCAACCCCAAACCCAAGGGCATCGCGCCGCACAAGTTCTGCGACTCCTGCGGTGCGTCGAACCCGACGGGCGCACTGGCCTGCTCGGCGTGCGGCGTGGCTTTCCCCCCGCCAGCCGAGCCCGATCGCATCAAGCACTCGACCCGCGCCGGGTTCGCGAGCGTGCTCGGCCCCGACATCCGCTGGCACCCGATCACCTCGGTCGGTTACGACCACCATGAGGGCAGGGATGGCAAGCCCGACTCGCTGCGGGTGTCCTACTGGTCTGGACTGCGCAGGGTCGCGAGCGAGTGGGTCTGCGTCGAGCACCAGGGCTATGCCCGCGCAAAGGCCGAGCAGTGGTGGCAGAAGAGGGCCTTGAGGCCTTACGCGGGGAAGGACGTTCCGCGAACCGTCTTCAACGCAGTGACGCAGTCCGGCTACTTGCGCGAGCCTGTCCGCCTGCTCGTCAGCACCGAGGGCAAGTGGCCCGAGATCATCGAGTTCGACTTCGGCGAGCAGGAGGTGGCAGCGTGATCGCTCACCTCACAGACGTCGAAGTCGACGACATCTGCAGGCCGCTGCGTCAGCGCGCGGCGCAGATCGGATTCCTGCGCGGCCTCGGGCTGCGCGTGGAACGGCGACCCGATGGGTCGCCACTGGTGCGCAGGCCCGAGCGGGACCGGCGCGGTGATAACTCAACAAGTACGGGGCCGAGATGGAGCAAGCAAGCATAGCCTTTGACAACACTCACGACCTGTCGATCAGACAGTCCGCCGTCGATCGCGCGATCAGGATGCTGGCGTCGGCCGGCGCAAGGTATGCGGTGATCTTCAACGGGGGTCCGAAAGTCGGTGACCTCGACGTCGTCATCGAGGCCGAGCGCGCGGAGCGCCCCAAGGAGAAGAGGGTCAAGCTCAAGGAGCACTACGAGGGCATCCTCGCCACCGTCGAGCCGGGTGATCATGCGTTCATCCGCATGCCGCGCGTCGAGCGCGACAGCGGCGAGCTGGTCACGGTCAAGACCTTCCAGGCCGCGATCGGATCTTGGTGCGCACGGTACTGGGGCCAGGGCATGTACGTCACCGAGTGCCGCCCCGACGGTGTCTCCGTTCTGAGGCTCGTCCCATGACCCAGCAGCAGATCATCACCCAGCGGGTACTGGGCCTCGCCAACGAGATGGAGCGCCTCGCGATCGACATCGCGACGCTGGCCGGGCGCAACACCACCGTGTCGACTGCGCTCGCCAGCGGCGCATCGACTCTGCGCACGATGAGTGCGCAGATCACCGAGAAGGGGGTGCCGGCATGACTCGCGACGAGGCCTTGCTCGTCGCCGACGGCGCGAAGGATGGCGGCGCCCTGGTGCCGCCCATCCCTACGGTCAGGCAGGCGCTGCTCGTCCTGGCCGAGGAGGTGCGGGCGCAGCACGCCGAGATCGAGCGACTGCAGAGTGTGCAGACCGAGAACGGCGCCCTCCATAACCGGGTCAGCGAGTGGGCGCAGGAGGCGGTGTTGCGGCAGCGCAAGCTGAACTGCGCCGAGCGGGAGATCGAGCGGCTGCGCGCAGAAGCCGCCCCACCGACCACCGCGAAGCGAGGGCCGGTGCATCCCTGTGGCGACCCGTTGTGCGTCGTTTGCGGCGACCCGCCTGTGAACCAGGGTAGACCAGACGATTCCGCCCTGCGCAAAGCCGCCGCGGCTGCGCGTGATGCGCTCGACAACGGGAACCCCTACCTCGCCCTGGCGGCTCTCCGCACCGCACTCGCCGCGCAGTAGAGCCCCCGCCATGCCCCGCGCCCGTGGCCGATCGACCGCGGCCGGCCTGGGCGCGCCCTCTGAGCCCGCGCCCGGCGGGTAATAGTTGACAGATTCCAAGGGTCACCCCTTGTGGGCGTTTCCGGAAACCTCGAGAATCTCCATCAACGCAGCACGGTGCTGCGGGGTAACAGGAGATCGAAGATGAGCAAGACCTACTACCGGGCAGTCCACTCGACGGGCCGCGTCCACATTCGCGCTTCGGAGCGCCCCTACTCGCACGCAGTGGTCGGCCCCCGGCCCGGCGCGAATCGGTTCTGCGGTCGGTTCGATCTGGCGCAGAAGGTGCTGGGCGAGAAGTACCTCTTCGACGGTGCCGAGGTCGTGCGCGCCGAGGAGATCACCGCGAAGGAGTTCGCCCAGCTGGGCCGCGCGAACAAGCGCAAGTTCGCGGTCGAGTTCATGGGAAAGACCTTCACCCATACCGTCGACTCGGCGTCCACCGCGCCCCTGTTCGCGGTCGGCTTTTTCGAGGCGGCGCATGTCGAGCGGCACCCGGTGCCCATGTGCTGGCTTGAGAACGCGCAGGACGCAGTCCGTTACTGCGAGTCGCTGGCGGCGAAGTACGGGGAAGAGAAGTTCGCCGACCGGGTCGAGTTCGCCAAGGCCCGTCTGGCGACTATCGAGGCGCAGATTGCCCAAGGGTTCCATGTTGTGAACGTGGAAGAGTCTGTCCGGGTGTCGTGGCACTCCCGCGAGGACTTCGCCGAGCAGGATCTCGCCAGCCAATGCACGCCCAGGTTCAAGACTCGCGAGCGCCTCACCATCCGCGCCCTCTGACCCCACCCGCTTGCCCCGCGTGCGGGGCTTGCGAGTGGCGCCACGGTGGCATCACCTAACAGGAGATCGACATGGACTTGCAGGACATCCTGACCATCGAGACCGACGAAGACGTCAACGAGATCGACTACTTCGCGAGCATCCAGAGGGCAATCAACAGTGGCATGGCCTGGAGCTTCCAGGGCAGCTACGGTCGCACGATGATGGACGCGATCGAGAACGGCGACTGCCTGCTCGGCAAGCACCCGGCGCGCGACTACTGGGGCGGCTACATCCCCGACCGTGATCAGGTCAAGGCCGGCACCAAGGGCTCCTACGACTTCGTCGCCGACGCCCGCAGCGTCGAGTGGGCCGACTACATGGCCGCTCTTTGACTCGGCGGGTAATAGTTGACAGATTCTCGGGGTCACCCCTTGTGCATGTTTCCGGTAACCCCGAGAATTCAGTCACCGCAACACGTTACCCAGGAGATCGCAATGTCCGCAGTCGCATACGCAACCCGCACCGCCCGCCAAGTCCTTGAGTCCGGCGAGGTGCGCTACTTCTACCAAGTCGAAGTCAATCAAAGCCAGTACTCTGTGGCGACCAATGGCTCGGTTCGCCAGTGGGTCGCCGGCCCGTTCAACCGCGCAGTCCTGCGCCTCGTCCCCCGCAACGCCCGCAACGCCCGCCGCCTGCGCATCATCGAGCAGGCCTGCCGCGAAGCCGATGCCCGCGCCGCCGCCCTCTGACCAAACCCCAGGAGATCATCATGGGAAACCGCGCAGTCCTCGCCTTCTCAAAGGCTCCGAAATCCGTCGGCATCTACCTGCACTGGAACGGCGGCATCGAGTCCGTCGAGGCCTTTCTCGAAGTCTGCAGGCTGCGCGGCTACCGCTCGCCAGCCGAGGACAAGTCCTACGCCATGGCCCGCCTGATCGGCGTGTGCCATGAGTTCTTCGATAGCGGCTTGTCCCTTGGCGTCGGCCCCCTCTGCGAGCTGGACGTCGACAACTGGGACAACGGGGCCTACCTCATCGGCCCGGACTGGAAGGTCAGCGAACGCTGGGGGAAGGGGTCGAAGCAGGTCTTCAAGTCGGACAACCCGGGGAAGACCGCGGAGATCGTCGAGTGGATCATCACCGGAGTGAAGCAATGAGCACCATCACCTGCCACGACTGGGATCAGTTCATGCTCGCGATTGAGTCCTGCGTCTCGCGCGGCCTGATCTTCAAGGCCGACGCCACGCTGCTGCAGATCACCCTGACCGGAGCCTTCTGATGAACGCCACCACCAACGCCTGGGCCGACATGGCCGACGACATCCCCTTCAGCGCAGCGCCGACCGCGCCCTGGCTGGCGAAGCGCACCCCTGAAGAGCGCGCCGCTGAAGCTGTTCGCGCGCACACTGTGACCCGGCAGGAAGCGCCCGAGGTCTACAAGGACGTCTGCCCCAAGTGCGGCGGCTCGGGCCGCTACGGCCGCTTCGGCAAGTGCTTCGCCTGCGAAGGTGCCGGCTATCGCACCTACAAGACCCCGCCCGAGCAGCGCGAGCGCGCCCGGGTGCTCGCCGCCGAGCGGGCCGAGCGCGAGCGCCAGGAGCGGGCCGAGTGGCAGCGCGCGTGGCGCGAGGAGCACCGCGACGTCGTCCAGTGGATCGACCGCGGCCTGCAGCGTTACCCCCACCCGAACGAGTTCGCCCTGTCGTTGAGCGAGTCCCTGGCGCACTACGGGTCGCTGACCGAGGGGCAGGTCGCCGCGGTTCGCCGGGCGATCGAGCGCGACGCGGAACGCGCCCAGGAGCGCGCCCAGGCCAAGGCCGCGCAGCCCCAGGCCAGCGACATGCTGCCCAAGCTGCACGACGTCATGCAGCGGCACGCGAAGTTCTATGCCGGCGACCTGACCTTGTCCAGGCGCAACGCCGACCAGCTCGTCTGGATCAAGCACGCCGCGGCCGAGAAGGTCATCGGCAAGCTGGACAACGGGCGCCTGTCCCTTTGGCAGCGCCCTGGCGTCGACCTGGGCGCGGTGCGCGCGGTGCTCGATGAGTTCGAAGGCGCGCCGCTCCAGGCCGCGATGCGGTACGGCAAGCTCGCCGGCCGGTGCTGCTCCTGCGGCCGCGAGCTGACCGACCCCGCCTCGATCGAGGCCGGCATCGGCCCGATCTGCGCCGACAAGTTCGCCTGATCACCCACCCCAGGCCCCCGGGACGGAAGGGGGCCTGGGTTTCTGACCTTCCGTCCTTGACAGGAGAATCACCGATGTCATTCCGCAGCATGCACGATGACTACCTCGACCCCGATCGCCACCTGGGAGGTGGCGGCGCGGCCGACAGTGAGGCCTGGGAGCGCATGGCCGACGCGGCCGAGGACATGCTCAAGGCGCTGAGACTGTTCGACCAGTGGCCCGACCGCTACCGGCAGCGCGGCCTGATGCCGGCCTTCGCCGCGGCCCGGGCGGCGATCGAGAAGGCGACCGGGGAGGGGCCAGAGATCCTGGCCCGGGCCACCGAGCCGGCCCAGGCCGAGATGGCATGGCCCCAGATCGACAGCGAAGGGGGGATCGACTGATGAAAGCACCCGCAGGAGTCGCCAGGAAGCCCAAGGCGCGCGCAGCAGCGGCGGCAGGTGCCAAGGCCTCGACCGATCGCGTTCGCGCGCTCAGGGACCGCAGGAGAGCCCTCGGCTTGACGCGCCTGGACATCTACGCTCACCCGAGCGACCACCCGGCGATCGTCGCGATGGCGACTGCGCTGACCGAGCGGAGGATCAAGTGACCGGGCCGCTGCACATGCTGCACATGCTGCACATACTGCACATGCTGCACATGCTGCACAGACTGCACATTGTGCGCACATTGTGCGCGGGTTTCAGAGGGGCATTCCCATGAAGAGGCTGTTCAACAAGAAGGTCCGCAGCGCCGTCGAGAAGGCCTGGAGGAAGGCCTTCTCCGACGAGCGGTGGGAGCGCCGCGCCGATCGACTGATGTTCCTGTTCAGTCAGCCGAGCGGCCTTCTCCCCCGAACACCCCGGCGGTGAGTAGCACGGCCGGCACCGTGCCTGCCGCTGCCGCGCGCCGCAGGCCCTCCCATCCGTCGCGGGCGAAGATTTCCCGAGCGCGGATCAAGTCCTCACGCGCCACGCCCATGCCCGCCTTGGCCGCGTCAGCGTCTCGCGCGTTGCGCGCCAGCACGGTGCTGCGGTAGGCCGGGCTGGCCTCCAGGGCTGCGGCAGTCGGCCCGGCGGCGTCGAGTCGCTTGAGCATCTCGGCCGTCACCGAGCCCGGGGCCTTGCTCTTCCAGGCGTCAGCGTAGTCGATGTAGTCGGACTCGACTCGGCCGAACTCGGCCTTGGTGGCGCCGAACTCTTTCTTGTTCGCCTTGAGCACCTGCCGGATCTCTTCGGCGAGGGCCTTGCCCATCGCGGTCGAGTCGTTGCCGATCACGGTCAGACCATGCGGGGCGCTCGCAAGGTAGTACCCACGTTTCTCAAAGAGGGGCGCGACCTGCTCCATGTCCTGGCGGGTTAGCTGCCGGCCAAAGTCCAGATATGCGCCCGTGTAGTCGCCCGCCCCGCGGGCCGGCATGATCTTGTGCCACGCGCCAGCCTCCTGACCGTCGAAGTACGCGCGCGCCGCTTCGACTGCAGATAGCGCACGCTTCGACCCAGCGGTCATCGCCCTGGTGTCATCGGCGAGCGTCTCGGTGCCGATGATTGGCCGGGCGACATGGGCCGGGTTCGCGGTGTCCCGGAATCGGCCGGTCGCCAGCGACGTCTCACCCGGCAGCAGCTTGGCCGCGGTGTAGCCGATGTCGCGGCCAGAGGGGGAGGTGGCCCAAGACCCGCGCGGGTCGAGGGTGTACTCCAGCCTCTTCTCCCAGGGTGCGTCGAGCAGGCCGGCGAGGTGTCCTGTCACCGGGGACGAGACCGCCTCGTAGGTGGCGTTCGCCTCATGCAGCGGCATGTAGGTGGCGTATGTCTTCGCCGCATCACCCGGGGCCACCTCGCCGCGCCTGATCTTGTTGCCCGTCCAGGCTGCGGCCTGGGCGCTGCCGGTGTTCCAGTCCGAGACTCCACCGAGCGCGTTGCGGTTCGCGCGCTCGATCGCGCGAGCCCGCAGTTCGTCCGCGAAGGCGTGCTGCGTGGCCGAGGAGAAGTTGCCGGTCGGGTATCCGATGATCTCGGCCTCATGCATGTCGTTGACGCCGCGCCCGACGCGCTCCGGCGCCCAGGACACACTGAGCTGCTCGGCGAACGGCTCACGCTTGTGGCCGAGGTAATTCGCGCCGCCGCTCCCGTACATCTCGCGCAGCGGTGGCGAGTCCCTGCTCGGGAACCGGCCGGTGCGGATCTCGTCCCCGGTCACCCCCTGGACATGGCCCTTCACCGACATCGAGGTGTTGCCGCCGACGTTGTTGCTCCGACTGAGCAGGGCGAGGTTCTGCGTGAACTGGTCCGCGAGTGGTACGTCGTGCCCAGACCTCGCCCAGACGTCGGCGCTGGAGTCGGTGTAGAAGGCGCGCCCGGGCAGGCCCGCCTCCATCGTGTCGTTGTACTTCTTGACCAGGGCGCCGAGCGCAGCCGGCGAATCCACCCCAGGCGGCGCGCCGACGTACTGCCCGGTCGTGCCGACCCGGCGCTTCGCGCGCGCGACCTCCGCGACCCGCTCGGCGCCGGCCTTCGCCGGCTTGCCGATCGGCGCAGCCGCCAGTGAGAGGGCGCCGGATCCGAGGCCCAGCAGGCCACCGATGATGTCGCCATCGCGCATCCTGGCCGCACCCTCGCCGGCCGCGAGTCCGCCCTCCTGCGATGCGAACAGCAGGCCCGCCGGAGTGAAGTCGGCAAGGCCAATGCCGAGCGGCAGACTGCTTCCCTCGCCGCCGAGCAGCGTGTTCACCTGCCGCCGGGCGTTCTCAGGCGTATGGCCTAGCCCCTCCATCTTCAGGCGCAACCAATCACTGGCGCGCCGACGCCATGTCCTATCGTCTTGCGAGATGTAGGTGTCGTCCATGCCTCACCCCCTCAGTTGATCCGCTTCATCACTTCATGCGCCTTCCAGCCGCACCATGCGCCGCACAGGACGCCCATCGTGAAGATTAGCACCTCGACCATGTCAGGCCTTCCCGTTGAGCTTCTCGATCGTGCGCAGCCCGCCCAGGCCGAGCATGCCCATCAGCACGGGCATCATCTCTGACAGGTCCGCGGGCGCGATCTGAATCGGGTGCCCGCCGAGCGCGAGGATGAACTTCGCGACCGACAGGCCGACCCAGTTCCAGGCGCAGGCCAGACCGCAGACCCACCCGATGCTCGGGCGCCAGCCGGCGACGAAGACACTGCTCGACTTCGCCTCCTCCATGTTGACGCTGATCTGTGCCAGCTCGCCGGCCTGCTGCATCTTGAGCAGCTCCAGCTTCGCGGCATCACGCTGCGCAGGGTCAGGCCAGAGTCGGTCGATGAGCTTGCCGCCGATGTCCAGGGCTGCGGTGATGGGGTCGATGCCTGCCATGTCGTCTCCTCAAGCGAGCATTGGGCGAGTGCCCAGGTGGTCGATCGTCAGGGCCATATGCCTGGGCTTGTCTGCGATGCTGAGATGCACCCAGCGGCCGAACTCGTGGACGAGCTGGTCGTACTCGACATGCGAGTCGCGCAGCGCGACGCAGACCTGCATCGGGTTGCCGAACATCGGGGCGATAAAGTCCACCGCTTCGCCTCGCATATGCTGACTCGCCGTCGATCCTCCGACCCGAGCGTTGACGTCCGGCGACCTGTAGCCGCTGGTGATGATGATCGGCGCGCCGCCGAGCACGATGCGGACACCCTCCAGCACCTGAGCGAGGCGGCGGATCTTTTCGACCTGCTGCTCGTTGGGCGTGTTGTCCAGGCCGAGTCGGGCCGCAGTCTCGCTCGTCGTGAACTCGGCCAGCGTGAAGTGTGGAGTGAGTCTCATGGCATGGGTGGGCGCACGCCCAGCTTGACGTAGAGGCCGAACAGCATCAAGCCGATCAGGACGACGATGACTGCCTTGATGCCGTCGCGCGCGAGGTCGTCCCGGAGCTTGTCATAGAAGGCCTTCTTCGCGAGGGCGGCAGCGCGCTGCGCCTCATGGTCAGCGCGGTGGCTCACTGGGTCGCCTCCGACGAAGGCCGACTTAAAGAAGGTTTCCTCGGCCCGGATGTGGTCGTTGAGGTCGTCCCTGATCGAGTGGATCGCGTCCATCAGTTCAGTGTGTGCGGGCGAGCCGTGAGTGGCATCATCGTGCCTCACTGCCGGGTGGCCCTTGCGCCTCTCGACTCCGTCCCACTCCCCAGCGTGGAGGTGTCCTTCCATGAAGCTCCCCCTGTCGTCCGTTGTGTTCATTGGTTATGCGATCGCGATCGGAATCGTCTGGTGGGTCAGAGCACTACTGACCCAGCAGGCCCCCCGCCACCATCCCCGGGATCAGGAACTGATCGAGTAGGCCGGGCACGTTCCCGTCCATGTAGGGCCGGCTGACGATCGGCATGCGAGCCCCACGTTCATGGATCCCGATCGAGATGTTGTCGATCGGCCCCTGCAGCTCGCGTCCAAACGGGACCATGCCGGTGTAGGGCCTGATCCGGTCAGCAATCGACGAGATGAGCCGGCCCATCATCGGGCCGGTGTTGGAGTTGTTCACCGCGCTGCCGCGAGGCTGGAAGATTTCGCGCTCGCCGACCCGTCCGATCGAGCGGAGCTGCTCGATCTCCTCGGGCGAGAAGAAGGCGGAGAGCTTGCGCGAGCCGATCTGCTCAAGCAGTCGGTTCCAGCCGATGCCAGAGAACTGCACGGTGTCGTTGCTGGAGCGGCCTGCCGCGCCGCCGGCCTGCTTGAGCTTGAAGAGAATCGCGTCGCGCACCGCCTGCAGTGCGCTCGGGTCGCGTGATAGGTCTTCGGCGAGTGCCTGAACCGTCTCATGTCCAGTGCCCTTGGAGACGATCTTGTCGATGAGGCTGTCCGGCAGCATGCCGCCGTCCTCCAGCATGCCGGCCCGCAGCTTGTCGCCTTGCCGCCAATCCATCCAGCTTTTGTTCGCGCGACGAGCGGTCTGGAGCGCCTCTTGCGCCCTAGCCGGGGCATCGTCGGCAGCTCGCATCGCTGCAGCGGTGGCGCCGTTCGCGACCTGCCCGCCTCCGAACGCGGACTTGTCGAGTACCAGTGGGACATCGTCCAGCATGCGCGACAACTCGGCGAGGGCGATCTTCGCCGTCCCGTCATTCGTTGTACGCATGTCGGCGTTGACCATCTTGCGCAGCGTCTCGATCGAGTCCAGATCGGTCCCCCATTCACCCCGGGACATCTTGCCCATCATGTTGGCAATCTTCTCGGGCAGGAATGCGGTGTACTTCTTCGCGTCGAGATGCTCCCAGATCGGGGTAAAAATCGCCCCGGCACTGAGTGGGGTGCTCCCGCCGCTGGCCTCGTCCGCGGCCCGGTAGGCCGCGCTCCTCACCGCCTTCATCTGCGCGTCGATCGCGCGCAGCGCCTCCGCGCCCGCGACGCCGGCACCGACGACATCCTCGTTGACGCCCATCCGGTCGACATGCCCGACCAGCCCCTGGTTGTTCTGGTTCGCGATCTGGGGCAGGCGGGCTTCCCGGGCGCCGGTCGCCGCCGCGAGCCGCATCGCGTTCTGCTCCTTGGTGACGTCGTAGGGGTCGAGCGTCACCCGCCCCCTGGTCGGCGTCAGGCCCAGGCGCCGATAGTCGGCGAGGCGCGCCAGGGCAGCGTCGTCGAGTGACCCGCCTGTCACCTTCAGTGACTCCTGCGCGTCGCGGAGCAGGGCGGCGCGCATGGCCGGCGTCACCGTCGCAGGGTCGATCCCCTGCTGCTGGAGCGAGATGATGATGCGCTGCTCCAAATTCTGCCCAGCGGGCGCGCCAGACGGCCCCAGGAGGCGCTGCGCGGCACCGGCCGCTGCCCTAGCCCCACCCGCGGCCGCGGCGCCTCCCAGGCCCCCAGCGACCGACGCCACGATCTGGCCGGCAATGGGCGCCCCCTGGTCGTGAGCGTAGCTGGCCGCGGCACCCGCGCCCGCGCCGGTCGCCGCCTGGAGGGCGGGGTCGTCGGCCATGCGCTGCAGCACCTGCCGGGTAACTCCCGGGCCGAACTGGTTCGCCGCCCACCCCGCGGCCTTCGCGCCCAGGGCGGCGCCGGTCCCCATCTCCAGGCCGCTCGACAGTGCGCGCTCGGCGCCGGTCCCCGGCCGGGGCACGTTCATCCGATCGAACTGGTCGTCAATGGCGGATAGCTGCGACTGAAAGCGATAACCCCGCCCAGGCCCGAGCAGCTTGTCCTGCGCCCAGTTCATCGGGCCGGTGACTGCGTCGGCGAACATGGCCGGGAGCGCAGCGCCGGCCTTGGTGACCGCTCGCGCGGCGAGGCCGACCCCGTCCATGAAGCTGCCGTCGCTCTTGCGCCCAGGCTCGGGCTGGATCGCCTGATGGATGGACGATCGCCGGGAGTGGATCTCCTGGGCGATCTGCCTCGCTGCGTCGATGTTGCCGGCGGCGTATGCGGTATGTAGCGCCTGCTCCAGATCGGCGTCGGATGCCATCACTGCCCTCCCAGTGGGTTGATCAGCGACCGGACGAGGTCGTCGGTCGTCATGCCGGTGATCGGGTGCGCCTGGGGCCGGTGCCGTTCCGCCTCGCGGGACATCTCCTCAGACCGGCGCGGGTGGGCCGAGAGGGCAGCGTCGGCCATCGACGCGCCGCGCGGGCCGGCCTGGATCTTCATACCCTCCAGGGCGAGCATGCGGTTCCTCGCCTTCTCTGCCAGGGTCGACTCGTCGTCGCCAGGGCGCGGGAAGAACTGGTCCCCGTAGGTCGAGTACTCGTTCGCGCTGATCGCTGCCCCGGACTCCTTGCGGAGCACCGCCGCGATGAACTGCTTCTCGGCATTGACCGCTCGCTGCCCCGGGGCCGACATCAAGAAGTTCCCGAACCCGCCCGGCCCCTTTGCCGCCCAGTAGTCCCAGTTCTGGATCACCGGCACGGCGCCGAGCGTGTCGGTCGCATTCTTCGCGCGGATGTAGAACGCCGAGGCGTTCCCCTGGGACTCGGTCATCGTCTGGTCTTTCGCTCCGACGACCGGCCTGTTGTCGGGGCCGAGCAGGGGCGTGACCTTGTTGTCGCGGCCGACGCGGACGTACCCATTCTGCGTGTCGAGCAGTTGCGACCCGCCCGCGTTGAAGTCGCGGACGTCCTTGTCCTTCTCCCAGGCGAATCGCTGCTGCGCGAGCCCATGACTCGCAGCCTCGCCGGGCGCCATCGTCTTGCGGTACTGGGCCAGGATTTTGCCGGTCACCGGGTCTAGTAGGTCGTTGGTGCCGCCGCCGTTCATCTGCTCGGGCTTGACCCACATTGGCTGCGGCTTGCCGACGGGCCGCATCTGCGCGTCATAGGCCACCTTGTAGGGCTTCCCGTCGATCATCTGCTCGACAATGTGCGCGACCGGCGAGACGCCCCACTGGTCGGCCCCGGCGATCGACTTGATCTTGTCGTCGAACTCGGGGTAGTCGGCCGCGAGCTGCTGCCACCTGTTGGCCGGCTGCGGCGCACCGATCATCGCCGCGTTGGCCGCTGTCGGACCCCCGCCGCCAGCCAGGGCTTGCTGCGGCGTCATCGGACTCATGGCGCCGCGCAGGGCACCGCGGAAGTCCAACATGCGCTGCTGGGCCGCGCGCAGCTTGTCCGCGTCAGCCTGACGCTGCGCGGCCTGGGCGCGGATCTCGTTGATCTGCTCCTCCATCACCTTGCGGCGCATCTCCTGATTGCGCTCCTCGAGGGCCTGCTGCCGGCTGCGCTCCATTGATGCGTTGTAGCCGGTCATGCCGCGGATCGCACCGTCCGCGAACCCGCGGCCAGACATCAGGCCCGCGGCCAGCGCGAGCCCTGCCATCGTGCGCGGGTCGGTCGAGTCGCCGGTTCCTAGAAAGTCGAGCAGTCCCATTGATCACCTCGCTCAGTCGAAGAGGTTGATGCCGCTGAAATTCCAAGGATCAGGGCCGAGCCCGCCGCTCGGGAACCCGGTCAGCGACGCGCCGCCGGCAGGTGCTGACGACGACCCCATCCCACTGAGCAGACCGCCCAGGTTCCAGCCGCCGATCGCTCCCCCGATCGCCCCACCGACGCCGCCGCCGGTCGACGGGCCTGACGCGACCCCGGTGCCGGTGTAGGGCATCATGCCCTGGAGCATCTGCAGGTATGCGTTGTTGACCGCGGCCGGCGCGTTCATCTGCTGCTGCCCGCTGCCGTAGAGGGCGTTGCCGACCCCGATCGTGTTGTTCAGAGCCTGGGTGAACATGTCCATCCCGAGCCGCTGGCCGGACTGATCGAGCTGCCTGTTCTGAGTCGCGAGCCCGCCGAGGCCCAGGTTGTACTGGTTCGCGATGCTGTTGGCCTGATTCGCGTTCTGGCCGAGCCCGAGCTGGTACTGGTTGTTGACGTTGGTCG